CTATTATTATGTAAATCTTTATAAAAATCTAAACTAGTCTTTTTAACTATATCTTCAGATTCTTTAATAACTAATTCTTTATCTTGTTCTAACCATAGCATCAATAATAATAATGCAGATACACGGTCAAAGTTACCTTTACTATTATACTGTATTAACTCTTCTATTAGCAAATCATCTTTAAGAGTGTTTAAGTTTCTTACTGTAATCTCTCTTTCAGTACCATCTAATAACTGCTCTTTATATTTCTTTTTTTCATCTAATAACCATTGTTGAGTTAACCTAAGTGCATATTCTTTTAAAGGAGTAGTCATAGGAATACCTACATCATATTTAAGTGTAGGGTCTTTAATAGCTTTTTCAATAATTTGTTTTGGAGTAGTGGCTAATATATGATAATTACCTGTACGCATACAATAGTTCTTAAAGTCAATAATGTTATTTTCAAACATTACTTGAGCATTAAAATATTTAGCAGCTAATACACATTGTAAATGTATATCATCAGGTTTATCATATCTACCTACCCACCATGCTACTATTTCATTACCATTAGCTTCTAATGTATTATTAGATTTATATACATATATTGCAGCTAATGAAGTTCCTCCTCCTTCATCTCTAATAGGGTCATATACAATTTTATACAATCCAGGAGGTATTAATCCTCCAGGAGGATGCTCATAAAATTCCCAAGCACTTTCTAAATTAGACTTAGCATCATGAGGAAACCTATCTATAGGTCTAGCATCTGTATCATTTTTAAATTTTACACCATAAATATAATCTTTATCAGGTATTAAATGTCCTACAGTTCTTAAGTGTTTTTTATACTCATACCTATCATTATCTGCCTGAACCTCTCTTAACATAGCAATAGGAAACTTATTACCTGTTCTAGATAAAAACATTTCTGATGGCTTAATAGGTCTAGACATTATTAACTCATCATATGCTACTGTATTATTAGCTTTTTTAGCCTTCTCTCTTTCATAGAACTCATATTCTAAAGCTTTCTGAACATCTGTATTACCATTCTCATCTTTAAATTTAGCATTGGTATAATAAGCTGGTAAGAAAAATCCTAATTTACCTCTACCTTCATATATATCAGGAAATGCTAAGAAATCATAAGCTTCAGGATCTCTAAATATAATCTCAGTTTCAATAACTTTATCAACGTCTCCAGAAGTACCTATATATAAAGAAGATCCAAATTTACCTTCTCCTAAGTCTTGTGTAGATCTGTTAGCTCCATGTATTGTTAATAATGAATCTTCTAAACCTACCTCTTCTATTACTATTACAGTATAACGTCCTCCAACTGCAGCTTGTTTATTATCTTTAAAAGTTTCGTGCTTTAACAAAGTACCTGTACCTACTAATTTAGTAGTATTACCTATCTTTTTTTCATACTGAAATCTAAATGGATTTTTAGAGTTACCTACTTTTAAAGTACCTGAGCTTTGTCTTGAAAAAGGTGCGGGAAACATTTCTCTACCATCAGAATATTCTCCAGGCAAATTATCAAAAGAATCTTTAAATTTATCTAATAAATCTGAAGATTTAGATGCAATGGGGGCTCCACAAAATATTTCTATTTTATTTTTCTTTGCTAAAAAATCTTCCAATGTTTTAGCCCCATCAGTTAAATACTCATGTTCTAATACAGAAGATGCCATAAATGACTTACCTCCACCCCTACTATTATGAGTAACAATCCCATCTTCCAAGATATATTTATGGTTTTTATCAACATCAAATCCATAAAAATTATCTACTTTTATGTCATCAATTTTTATATAATTATAATTATTTCCTTTTTTATTTGTATTATTTAAAGCTTTTTTATATGAAAGTTTAACAGGTATTTTAGTTATATCTCCACTTATTCTTAAATTATATTTTAAAGAATTTGTCAACCCTGTGTTTGAAGGTTTATGTATTACTGCTTTAAACCCTAAACTTTTAGCTAACTGCTGTGTTTGTTTTAACAGATTTAAATCTACTGAAGTAATTGTATATCTTCCTGTTTCAAAACTACCATCAGAATCTATATAACCTGCTAATAATTGTAATCTATCTTCATAAGAAGAATACATATATTCATAAGGAATATGTTTATTATTTCTAAAAGTCTTTGACCAATAATTATTTTTATACAACAAATCATTAAATATTATAGAAACTCTAGTAGTAAATCCATCATTTAAACCATTTTTACTTTGCTTAAGAGAATATCTACCTACTTTATTTCCGTATTCTTTTAACCAATCCAATATTTCTATATCTTTATTTGGATTTACTACAATCATCTTTTCTCTTTTAAACCCATCTCCCAACCATAACCCTATAAAATATGGATCAATCTTTAGATCATTTTTAGGATATTTAATAGGAGCAGTTATTAAAGAATATCTGTATTTTTTAAAATCTAAATTTTCTAATAAGTATTCTCCTTGTTCTTTAATTTTACCACTTTTATAGTGTTTGTTTAAGCAAAGAGTATGTGCAGATGTAACAGTAAAAGATTCATTATATTTAGAACTAATTCTATAAAGTGGTGCTTGACCATTATGTAAATTAGTAACAATTCTTTTTGTACCATCATCTCCTATTATCTCATCTCCGATTAAAATGTCCTTTACAAATTTATACCCTCCTTTGTACAATGGAATTTTTACCTCTTCTCCATGACAACCAAAGAGAAATAAATTACTAGCATAGTTATCATATAAAGGATGCCCTAGTTTTTCTTTATGACTAGAGTTTAAATACTCTAAAGGATCTATATATTTTTTAAGCTCTCCTGTAGAGGTATAACAATCTTCTGTTAAAGTATCTAATATATGTAAAGGTACTTCTGAATTAGTTATAAGAGATTGTTCTTTTAAGTAAACAGCGTAGTTAGAAGTATAAACTAAATCATCTTTAAAACCACTAAAACCCCTGGCTATAAACCAGAGGTTGAGTATAGTGTAATTAATATCCCATAAAAAAGGTCTAGATTTTAACCTTTGCTTTTTCTTAGTAACCATCATAGTATGATAGTTAATAAAATAATATAGCTGAGGTGGTATAAATCTATATTTTAAACCTTCTTTAGTTTTTTCTTCTCCCCAATAACCATATATTAATCTATTTAATTCTTCTTTCCAATATATTTCATATGCAGTACTACTAGGATGTAGATTAGGATGAGTCTTAATAAAATCAGAGTTATCCTCTATTGTTGGAAATAACAAATCTGTTTGTATGTGCATATTTATTTTTTTATATTGTTTTCAGAAGGTTTAATGTCTTCATTAATAATAGGTTTAATAGTTTTAAATTTAGTTTTTACTTTTAATACATCATGGGTAAATACACCATAATTAGTTAAAACCTTTACTAACTCATCATAAACATTGCTTAAATTTTCATTATTATTACTTTTAATAATATTTTTATCAGTATCAATTAATATAATCATATTTAATCATTTTCATTATTAGCTAAATGTTCTTGCCATTTATTTCTATTTTCTGCATTATAGGTTTTCATAATACTAGACATCCAAAAGTAAGTACCTTCTTTTAAAAAAAATCTAGGTCTTTCTTTAGGTTTATTATATTGATTTGGTTTATTTACTGGGTACATATTTTTAAATTTTATTTTTTATTAATTCCGTATTGATATTTACATTTTTCTGAACAAGATGATTTACTATAATCTATAGTTAATTCTTCATCAGGTTGTATAACTCTTAAAGTACTTAATCCATGAAATACTATACTTGATGGTAAAGCATCACTTTTGAATGTTTTTATTACACAATTAGGTGTATCAGAGTGATTTATAAATCCCCCTAAAGGTGTTCTAATAATGTTTAGTAAACCATATACTTCAAGATGGGTAGTTCCTAAAGCTTTACCTTGAGGTAATAGTTTAGTAGTAAATAACCCTTGTCCGTCAATTTTACTTTCTAAAATTTTTAAACCATCATGTAAAGGTCTGTATGTTTTATCGTAATCTTCTGGTAATTTATTTTTCATTAACTTAATAATTTTTCTGTGAATGATTCTTGACGACCTCCTCTAGCTCTGGTTTCTATATTTTCAGTCTGATACTCTTTATATATTTTTCCAAAAGCTTCCCATATAGGTTTAGATTCTTTCATCATTTTATCTAACATTTCAAAAGTTCTTTCATTATACTTCTGACTTTCAATAAACTTATTTCTTTCCTCTATTTTATCCTGCCATGATTTTAATTCTCTCTGTATCTTAGTCATTGCTACCTTAGTATAAGCATCTATTAATTCAGATATAGAAGTAAATTCAAAGTTTTCATCTTTTAGAAAATAAGTTTTAATCTCTTCCTTTCTTTCATCTAACCTAAGTCTTATTTTAGGGCTATTAATATCACATAATAAGTAAATAGCCCACATTACTTGGGAAGTTTTTTTCTTATCTTTATTAGATTTAAAAAAATCTGAATATGGTTCAACAAATTTAAACTCTGGGTTAACTTCCCAGAATTTATCTTTGTTTTCTTCGTAATTAGTATTTTGTATTAAACAATAATCCATCTTCTCCGTATTTATAAGTGTATAAATTTTTTGTATTTACTTTTTCTCCTGTTTCTCTATCTGTAAACTCTTTGATAATAATTTCCTCTGTATCATAATAGTTTCTTAATACTGCATTACCTTTTTTAATTTTTCTTAAAGCAATTAAAGAATGTCCTTCTACTCTTACATTAGGGTCAAAAGAATGATTTATATGCTTTACAATAGGGTCTAAAATATGATAATTAGTGTCTATTTGAATAGTATATTTGTCAGGAGTACTTTTTTCTTCACAACAGATAAATAATACAGTCTCACCTACATTAAAATCTTTTTGAGAAATTACTTCATTTAATTTACCATTTTTTATAATTTCTAAGTTGACTTCTTTCATAAAATATTATTCAGTAATATCTAGGTTAATAGATAAAGAGTAAGGATCAATATTTCCAAATATATAAATATATTTAGTACCAGGGGTCCCTAATTTAATAGTAAACTCTAATTCTATAGACTCTCCTGGGTTTATAGTAGTACCTGCAGTTATTCCAGAAGGAATAGTACAGCCACAACTCGCAGTAACACTTCTACAAGTAAACATAACCTCACTAGTATTAGTTAGCAAGAACTTTTCAGACTTAGTTTCATTTCTCTTACCTTGAATTACAATACTTTCAGGACTGTGAGATAAAGTTGCATTTATTTCTAAATTTTCCATTTTTATAATTTTTATAAGTTAATTTCTATATTATTTTCTAATTTAAATTCTTTCCACTCTTCTTTACTCATCATCTTAGGGAAACAAGGATTTTCCTCTTTCTTACATCCCTCTGTACCATAATACAGATCAGGAGTTTCACACCCACATTCAAAACAACTTCCATTTTGAGTACAAGCTTCTGCAGCTTCAGCTCTCCATACAACTTGCTCTTTCTCCCATTGAGGTAAAAAACCTACCTCCCTGACCTTTGCAGAGAGGAAGTTTTTTACATTTTTAATATTGATTTGCGCAGGATTATTAGCATCTGGATTTGCAAACATATTTCTTACTTAAATATATTTAAAATAAAACATTTAATTTTACACCATAAAGAAGTATCTGTACATTCTCTATTTGCAGGACATGAAGATGAATTACATTCTTTAACTGTGTAATGTTTATAAACAGGAACATCATTTATAATTTCATCATTGTTAGGGTTAACCTTTTTTATTGTTTTTACAATTTTTACATTCTGTGGGTTTTTCTTTTCAGTAGGTGTAGTAACTACTTTTTCTTTATTGGATTTCTTTGCCATAATTTTAAAAAATTTAATATATTAATTAATTGTGTGTTTTACTGAAATAAGATCTTCTGGGATTAAGAAAGTTAACTCTAAAGGCTCATCTACCTCTTCTAGTTTATGACAATAGAATGCAAATGGCATCATACCTTGTAAATAACTTCCAAATACAGGCCTAGCTTCTCCATTAGGATCATTACCTACTGCTGGCTTATAACTTACAATTGGCTTGTCTACAAAACTATCATTAACTGATACAACATCTCCTAGTTTAAATGTAGAATCTTCTCTTACTTTAATTACTTTAAAAGCATTTTTAATTTCTGTAGCTTGTTTTTCAATACCTATTAATTTACTTGCTAGGTTACTTTTAGAGTAAAAACACTGTACTAATACATGATGTGGTTTACAAATTTCAAATTCTAATGTCGGGATTTCTTTTTCCTTAAATTCTTTTAATGTCATTGTTTGTGTGTTTAGGTTTATAATTTAAATTTTTTAAAATTGTTATTAATTTTTTTACTTTTAATTGATCTCTTTCTTTAAAGGCTTTACTTAACCTTCTTTTAATCTTATAAATACTTGGAACAAACTTTCCAAATTTTTCAAAGTAGATTTCTCTGTGAGGATTATTTTTCATCTCTAACTTCATTAAACTAATGTAGTTATTATAAATATTTTTTACCTCAATCTCAGATATATTTAATCTCTTTGATACTTCTTTAAATATTAAATCCATACTTAATATTTATAATCCAAAAAATAATGTAAATAAAAATAAAAATTATAAATTTATAACTTTTTTTTAAAACATATATAAATACATTATAATTCTTAAACAAGAAATGTAATATAAATAATATATATAATATTATACTTACATTTATAATATTAAATAAAAACTTAATCATGATACTATTAAAGTTAAACTGTCATCTAAACTTATACATATAATTAAGTTTTTGTAATTTATCAATTCTTCAAAATCTTCCATACCTAACTCTCTTTTTAATAATTGATAAGTACTATTATTCATTATTAAAAACTTTCTATATTTAGAATTTTGTAGCTTAATAATATCAATAATACTTTTATTCATAATTTAAAATAGTTTCAATTTTTAATTCTTCAGTGTGATAAATTGTTTCTAACCATTGTGGAATTTCATACCCATCTATCTTAGCCTTTGAAAATCTATCTGTAGGTAAACTCATTTTCTTAGTAATAATCTTATTCTTTACTAACCTATCATTAATATAAGCTCCTACATAAGAAGAGTAAACTCCAATTTCTTTAGCAATAGCAATATGCATCTGATTCATATTCTTAAATTCCTTACCTTGATAATGCATCTTTTCATCATAGTAATAAAATAATAACCAATACAAAACCTCATAAGTTTTATCAGATAAGACTATTCCTCTTGTAGCTAATAAAACTCTTATCCTTTGTATAAAAATATCTTTTTTATTACTTTTAAACTCTTGTTTAAGTATCTTCATTTATATAAATTTATGCAAATATAACACATTATTTTTAAATGTCAAGTTTTTTTTTACAAAATTTCTATTTCACTTTCAATTAATTCTTTTAAATTAGCAACATCAATATCAGAACACTCTTGTGCTAACTTTATAAATTCTTCTAAATCTTCTATATTTATAGCAAAACGTGATAACCTGAAAGATTCATAAGGATGACAAGTTTCATCTAAATTTATTTCAGCTAATTGTACTCCCTGAATAGAATTTTGGTTAACATGAATAGTAACCCATACTGCAGTATACTCATGATCCTTAGTCAACCACTTATTTTTAGGAATCTCTTTAGGTCTATTAGACGCATCTATACATAATAATCTACACATATAATTATATTTTTTGCAAAGATATAAAATTATTTTTTAATAGTACAAAAAAAAATACCCACAGATAAAAAATCTGCAGGTATTTTCTCCTATATGAAAAATAAATGTTTTAAATATAACTATAACCCTTTTACTAATATGTAAAATAGTTATCTTATAGACATAGAAAGGTTATCCCAAACTTAATAGGCATTAACACTTTTAATACAGTCCCTTTGTCTTTATTTGATAGTTCGTTTATAAGCAACCATATATTTCTACTTAGGTTACTTACTATCGTGTATACATTAAAAGTAGAATTACTCTATTTATACTTTTAACTTTCCTCTCCTTACCCTTCAGGTGATCTTGTTATCCTGGGAGGTCCTATCTTATTTAAAACATATCTAATGAAATCCTTACCAACCAACTTTTCAGTTCAAATCTCAGGGCATTAGAATTGGTCTCAGTGAAGAAACTGTTTGCAAAGATAAGTATAAATTTTTAATTTTATAATTTTTTTTTTTAAAATTTTAAAAAAAAAGTTTTTGAAGCCCTATAAACACTGATAATTTTTTTTTAAATTTTTTTTTTAACTAGGTGTTGTTTTTTATTTTTAAAACTAAATGTTGGGGTATCCCCACCTCCAAGCCCCACCTTACTTCGGGATTTTGAAATATCCCCGTATAAATTATTTAACCCTAAATTTCACATCGTATGTCAAACACAGCAACACAAACTTATACTAACGTACACACGTTAGTAATTGGTCAAGATTTCAGAATTGTATCTGAAAAAACTATCACCTCTACCAAAGACAACTCAACCACTCAAGTCTTTGACTTAGAGTTCGAGGGAGAATATAAATCTTTGGGTTCTCAACAAGCTTATAGAAGGTTAGGTCAAGGCACTCGTGCTGATGGTACTACCTTTGAAGTAAAAGCCTTAGAAACTCTTGATAATACACAAGTAATTGTGTCTAAAAGAGATTCAGATGGCTCAATTTTCTTTTCAGTAAAAGGCTTAAGTAAAGACTTTGCTGTTGAAAGAGCAGCTGCCCAAGAAAGAGCTAAGGCTTTATTTGGGTAAGAGAGTGTTTGGGGGGGAGTAATAAGAACTAACTAGTTCTTTACTCTCCTCAAATACAAAAATTTGTTATATATCATTATATAGCAAATTACACAAAAAACTTAACTCTTTCCAAGATGTTGAGGACACAGAGTTTCTTTGTAATAAAGCCATATCATATCCTATGCAGTATAGTAGAAAGTACTTTCTATGAGTCTGTTGGTTGAGGTTAATAAAGCAAAGTTTTATGTGTAAAACACAAATTTAATGCATCATAACTTACTTATTTAAAATTAATAAATTTATTATGTTACAATTCAGAAACACTATTTATTATATTGATAATGATTTTAATATAATAAATATAAAAACTAATAAAAAATTAAAACCTTATTTTGCTTCTAGTAAAAAATCCATAAATAAATATTTAGGAATAAGTTTATATATCAATGATAAACAAAAAAATATTCTTTATCATAGAATTATAGCTGAAGTTTTTGTCCCAAATCCTTTAAATTTACCTACAGTAAACCATAAAAATGGAAATACTCTGTATAATCATCCTAATAATTTAGAATGGGTTTCGTATTCAGAAAACAATTTACACGCTATACAAACAGGACTAAGACCATGTAAACTGAATCAAACTCTAGCTAATGAAATTAGAGAAAAAATAAATAACGGGATTACTAGAAAAGATATTATGAAAGAATATAATATAGGTCAAAATATACTAAGTAAAATTATAAATAATATTAGTTGGAAAAATTAAAAGGAAGCAGAGGGTATTAAGTTTTAAGTTGGGGTAAAGAAGGTATAAAAGCCTTCTTTACTTTAAACTTGTTTAAGTGCAAAAGAATAATCTCTTTGGTTCAGCAATG